ATATTGTTTTGTAGTACGTAGGCTTGAACTGCGGGTAGTTCTAAAGTACCCTCTCCGAAAGATTCAAGCGTAGGAGTTAAAGCAAGTTGTGTTGAACCACCGCCTCCACCACCACCCGAAGATGTACCTACCGAACCCGCAGATGCACCCGCTTGATTCATTACGCCCTTAATAGAAGCGAAAGAAGCCAATACCATACCTATCATCTGAGCCGTGAAAAGTGGGGACATAACGGGTGCGGCAGGACCAGTTGCGGCGGCGGCTACTTGTGCGGCTTTAAAAGCCTCCGACATTGCAATACCTTGGTTAACTAATATTTGTGCTATTGCTAACTTCTTCTGTCCCGCTTCGGTTTTTGCCATAGACTTCAAAGCCTCAAACCCCGAAGCTACTATCCCAAGTCTTGCCGCACGTACCGCATCGGCAGTAGCCTTTTCCGCATCGGCTACAACCTTTAAGTTTTTTAAGCGTTTTAAGGTGGCTTCATCTTCCGCTTTCCCCATAGTATCTAAGCCACCTAAAAAGTCGCTCATCTGAGTTGCTTTTGCAGAAGCGTCTTGAGTAAGCATAGTATTTAACTTGTTATTCAAAGTCGTTTGCATCTCAGCCGATTCTGTCCTAATATTTATCAGGGCAACTTCTAAATCTACGAGCTTTTGTTGGTCGGCTTCCGTGTTTTCAGTTAAAGCCATTTTCGCTTTCTGAATATCGACTTCTTCTTGTGCTATCCTTTGCCGTTCTGCCATTAAACCTTTCTCAATATCGATAGCTTTTTGTGCTGCCTCTATTCGTTCCTCTAAACCTTTTGTTGTATCCTCTGCTATTAAGTTATACTCCTTTATTTGCGCCCTCCCTTCGGCAAAACCTAAAGCCAAATCGCGTTGGTCTTTACGTAACTGGATAGAACGGTTTGAAAGTTTTGTCGCGGCACTAACCGCCTCGTTAACTTCATTCACGAACTCGCCAATTAATGGGGTAACATTCTCCACTATCGCCCCCACCGTTTCGATAGCAACTCCCAATGGAGTAAGTTCCATAAACAATCCCTTCGCACCTTCGGTGGCATCAGCTAAAGCACCTGAGAAGTCGCGGTTAAATAACTTCACAAAAGCAGAACCCAATAACCCCACCGACTTCACTACCTCGTTAAATTTATCTACGAAGTATGTTTTAATCGTACCCCATAAATCCTTTATAGCTTGTTCGGGTTCGGTGAATACCCATAGAATCTTCTCGCCTAAAGTCGAAGCTACATCCGTTAATTTGGCAAAGATTATCTTCACCCCTGCCATAGCTATCTCTAACTTCTCAGCACCCTTTTGTGTTTGGGTAAAGTATGCCACCAAAGAACCAACCGCCACAACTAACGCACCTATCCCCGTTGAAATCATTACACCCCTAAAGGTCTTCATGCCAACGATAGCTGTTTTTAACCCACCCGCTATTCCTTTAAAAGCAGAAACCGCACCGCCCGTCATTCTATCAAGCGAAGACGAAGCCATATTAACGCTTTCGCCTAACCCCTTAGATTTGTTATCTATTTTTGTAAGGTCAGAAGAAACCTTTTCCGTTCCTTTTATCGTTACTCCTACATCTATTCTTTCAGCCATTGTTTCTTGCTTTTATTCCTTGCTTTACTTTTCTCCAAAAACCCTTGAATCCCGTGTACTGGTAGAACCCGTAAAGGATCAAAGAGTAGTTATCTTTTATCACCTCCCTTTCTTGTGCTAACTTCAAGGTGTAGGGCATCGACTTGCCTACGTTGTCAATATATTGTTTCATTAATCTTGTTCTAAAAAGTATCCGTTCTCAGTTTCTAAATACCCCATATTTTCTTGCAATATCAAATCCTTATTAAAGGCTGTGTGTGCCGATAAATCTACGAACGTAGCCGATACATCTAAGTGCCACGCTACCACCGTGTCAACCGTTCCCGTTAGCGTTATAGCTACACCGAAAGCATCGTTAGGGTTGAAGCCTGGACGCCCTTTTGCAGAAGATACATTTACGGTTCTTGTTCCTACATCGGCGTCGTTTTGTGCGAAGTCGGTTTGTTCACTTCCCGAAGTGGTTATTACTCCCGCGATATTCTTTGCCACAAAAGTCCACACCTTAAAAGACGTAGAGCCATAAGAACCCGAAGTAGTGCCTGAATCGGTTTGTATAGATAACGACCTAACGACAAATCTACACATCATTCCCACCGCTAAAGAAAAACCTCCGCTTTGAGAAGTGTTACCATCGGGGGTAGCTAATACGGGAACGGATGAATAACTTGTAGCATAGAAAACAAAATCTTTATTTACCGAAGGGGCAGCACTTAAAACGTTAATTCCACTAATGGAATGCTCCCCGATTATAGGGTTCGTATCTATTACGCCTTGCTTCTTAATAGAGTTAAATCCACCTACGCCAGTTAGATAGCTTTTACCTTGTACCCATTCTAAATTCGGGTCACCCTGGGTAGGCTTCGTTCCACCTCCACCTCCACCGCCAGTATTCCACAAGCAATCGTCACCGTTCCAATACAAACCATTTTCTTCGCAACACAATTGAGTGCCCGAAGACGTGCTTCCGTTTATTGGGTTCGTAAAGAGTACATTCCCGTTTGCTTGATATGCGGTTACGTTTAATTCACATTCTTGGTTCGGGTCGGGTAGAACTAAAGACGCTACCTTCTCCACCTTTTTCAATAACTGAACCTTAGAAGGAACGCCCGAAAAGGGTTGGTAGTTACTAATCTTTAAAACCCGATAAGATACATTCTCAATTTGTATCTCGTCATTAAAACGAAAGCTAAATATGTCCGAAGGTGTAAGCATTATACTACATTCGAAAAGCCGTGCTTCGTCTGAATAGATAGATAGAAGGAACTGCTGATAGTATCGTGCGAAGTATCCTTGATTGCTCGGTGTCGTTCCAAATACAGCACTATAAAATGAAGGTACTATGGCAAATTGCCAAAGCAACATTGGGGAATCTATTGCCATCGGTTGCCCTGCGTTATAGAACGGAAGACAAAGAGGGTAATATGTAGAGTTTAAATCGCCAATAAAAAACGAATTTCCACCCCCTAACGTCTTCAACCCATTATGGTAGAATAGCTTTGGAGTTGCGTCCGATACTGGTCCTTCCGTATTGGGTGAATACTCCCTTGCTATTAAGAAGTCGTTTACATCGCTGATAGATGAATCGTTAGAGTGGGGAATTTTCTGAACATTAAACGGTGCAAATAGTGGCTTATTTTCTAACGTGCCGTCTACAAAATCTCCTCCTATTTCTTGTCGGTATTCTCCTATTACGTGACCTAAAAGGTCTTGTTGTTTGGTGTTAATATTGGTCTTGTCCTCCGCATCGTGGTAATGTATTATCTCTTTCTTTAATGTATCCGTGCTTGTTATCTCACGACTTTGTGAAAGGTCTAATTTCTGCGTCCAGTCTTTATGCGTTCCCGCATCTAAATAGTCTTGCCAAGGTTCTATCGTTAACCTCATCGGGTTATCAGGATCACTTACCACACACAAGTTAAATCGCTCTACTATGTCACGCACGAAATCCGTTTGTAAGATGTCGGGCATATTGTACGGAATACTTGCGTACCCGTTTATCAAGTTTGAAGCCTGAACAATAAAAAAAGTTCCTTCCGACATCAACTTTAACGTACCTCCTACTCCTGAAACGTTAGCCGTTACATAAACGCTTAATGTATTACCCGCTACTAACTGCCCCCCCCAACCAACATTTACCGAAGTTAGTATTGTATCGCCTCCACTTGTTCCGACTAAAGGTTGTTCTACGGAATTATCTATTCCCACCCCAGTAAACCACGAGCCACCTGCCACCGTTACTTTAACCGTAGCACCCTCATCTATAATACAATTAGTACTGTCAAAAGAAGCGGTCATTTCGCCAAAATACAATCCGTCATCGGGGGCAGTAAAGGTATATTCCGTAGTGCTATAATGGTTTCCTTCATCAAAGAAATTTGAAGGGTTTGCGGGTGTTCCTAACCCTACCCCTGAATCTTGATTTAAAGGTAATATCGCAGCCGCATCACCTGGGTTAGTTCCTGCACTTGTCCAAGTAGCTATTGTGGTAGCATCATTTTTCCCTGCTAAAACTCCTTGTACACCCCTTGTCGCTAATACTTCCCTATCTGACCCTAACGTCATAAACAACTTTGTAAAAGCGGTAGTGTCTAAAAATGGACTGGAAGCGGCATCTATTGAATACCCCGCTTCGTTTATTATCTTCTCGAATAAGTGTTTGACATTAAACGAAGGTTTGAGCTGATATGGTTGTAGATAATTTGCTACCGCCAATCCATTAAGACCCGTTGAACTCGATTGATAGTGGATAAAGTTATAGGGTTCGGTATGACCGTAATCTATAATCGGAAACATAACCACACCATCACCTATCGTTCCTTCGGTTACGTCATTCGTTAAATCAAAAGAAGACTTTATATTAGCGTCACTTAAAAAAACGTCATAGCTTTGTACTATGTTATTTGATGAATCACGAAAAGCATCTATTAGTTTCAAGTCGGCTATGTCCTGAAATAGATTTGCCTCTAACCCAAACACGACAACTTCGTATTCTTCGTCTTGAAGGTAAATCTTTTTTAGTTGAAGCGAACCCTGAATAATCGGAACACCATCCATACGGATTTCACAATATGCTTTGCGGTGAATATCGTATTTAGGAACTTCGGAATTGTTTACCGCTTGGGTGTCGATATTTATGTCGTAGTAATGTCCGAAGAACTCCGAGTTAATATTCGAAAAAGGTAAGCGGAACGTTTGCGAGAATGGACTATAACGCCCCATTACGTCCTCCCCTTTACCAACTTGGTAAGTTAAAGAAATCGCACCTGGATTAGATACATCTAAAACATAAGAATCGCCAACCGCATCCGTTGCAGTTTGTGGCGTTTGTGCGTATGCTATTAATTCAATCATCCTTTGTATGTTCCCCCTTTAGTCGTAGGGCGTTCTTTTGCGTACTTGAATTTCACCTGATAGATAAAAGGCGAACGCTCGTTTACATTCTTCTTTTGTATGAAGCTTGTATCGGTGATAACGATGGGGGTAACGGTTGACCCGTTTGCACCCAATAGGAAGACGTTAGGCGATAGATAAAGTGTTTCTAATAGGTCAACTTCATCTTGACTAAAGATGTCGCTATTCGCCACCATTTCTTGTGTAGCGTTAACCTTAGAAATCCGTGTGCCTCCTTGGTCACCCCTAAAGTTAAAGTCTTGGTTTGCGTCAGCGTTATCCCAGTTCCCCGCGACTTGGTCGAAGGTCTTTCTTTCTATGCTTCCCGTTGTCCTTTGGTGTACTAAACTAAACGCTTGATAATCCCAACACCCAAAAGAGTTTTGCCAAGCTAAAGTAACGAAGTTGTAGTCGGTATCGCCATACGTACAATCTGAGTTTACTACGGTGTATTGATAAACGCACGAAGCGGCAAAGGCTTTGTTTGCGTTACTGGGGGGAGCGGCTGTCGTTTTCATAAAGATAACCTCGTAATACGCAACCGATCCCGCGATAAAGAAAGCCGCGAAAGTTGCTATTGTGTTTTGTGCTTTAAGGTTGTCAGGTCCTACTCCGATGTATTGCAAACGCCCTGCATCCGTTGAAACGCTTCCAGGTGCTATCCCCCCCGAAGTGGATGCGGTGATAAATCCTGAATCTAAAAGTACATCGCTTGAATTATACAACCCTACCCACGCCGAAAGCGCAGACGAATTTTGTGGGGGAACACCCTCCATACCTAAACCTAACGTCCGAACTTCTTTTAGCGTTACGTCTTGGTGAACTACCTCTATTTCTGATGCGGTTGTACTTGTGAAATTTGGGTTGATTTGTCTATCGCTAAATACTTGTTGCGTGTACGCCGTAGGTATGTATTGGTTAATCCAACTTACATCGCTCAGATAGTCAGGGATTCCCATATCCCAAGTGTTTGTCCGTCTTAATCCTGCTGACATAATGCACGAAATATAGTACCCCGTTAATTCGTCTATGTATTCGGTGGGATTTGTTGTGGCAGAAGTAGCGTATTCTTCCCCGAACTTCATTTCAACCTTTCGATAGTTTTCGCCGTTGTTACTACTCCAACTTTCGGCGGCAGTATTCAGTCCTAAACTATGAATGTTCTTGTCGTAGATTTCGTTTGTAGTAGTTCCTTGGTCGGCTTTAGTTACGGCCATCCAGTCTTGGATAAGTTTATCCACGCGAATCACTCCTGCCCCTGCCCCATTCGGATAGACCTTTACCCTTGAAACCATTATTCCCCCAACGTATAAATCCGCTATGTATCGGAACTTATAGTTCGCAGCTTGGTTCGTGGATGTTATCACATACATCAGTTGTTCGAACGCACCGTGTACATAAGTTGTATTCGGTTGTTGTTGTACGGTCATTGCCATTATTTCGCTTCTATATTTTTATTGAGTGATAAACTTTTTCTTATTGCGTCGGCTATGTCTTCACCTATCGCTAACCCTAACCATTTCATCGCTTTCGGTTTAAGGCGTTTTAAGGTATCCGAAATAAAGAAGGTGGGCTTCAACCCTCTATGCCATATCGCGTTCGAAATAAGGTACACTAAAGACTTACGGGGGGTGAATCTACCTTGTGCATCGCGTGTGCCTTGTAGGTTCTTTTGGATAACCCATTTATCTATCCCACCACGTAGTCCTCTCGTCTTATTCGCGCCATATTTAAAGGGCGATTCAGACTGCCTTGCGAAGATGTTTTTACTTGCCCCCTGAACTCCCTTATCTACGAACTCCCAGTAGTGAACTTGGGGTGTGATATTCACATAATAGCCATCTGAATCTTCTCCTACAATTACGGGGATAGAATCATACAACGCACCCGTGTTAACTTTGTCTTGCATACGTAAAGAAATACGTGCGTTCTTGCGCCACATCTTACCTATCTTCTCAAGCATTTTGTTAAGGTTAGTCATTGGGTATTCTACCCCTCCTATTTCTATCGTAGGTTTAGACATCAGCTATAAGGTGCAATGCAAAGGTTGTTAGAGTTTGAAACCTCAATAGAGAAAGAACCACTCCATCCCGTTAACTCGTTGTCGAATCGTGCCGTAAAAGGTGTACACGTTGCAGGTAGTTCAAACTTGTAGTCGTTATCTACCGTTGTGTTGCTATTTGCTAATGACTGAATAAACATATCGAGTACATCGTGAAGCAGTTGAAGGGTGTCTGAATACACTTGCGTTCTATTCTTTAAGTCGGGCAGAATCATATCCGCTACCAACAATTCAATGTCATACGTTAGCGTTCCATTGTCTATCGTTACCCCCATTATCTCGCAATACAAAAGCGGGTAATCAGGTTGTCCGAGTTTCGCGATGTCGACTTGGTCTAAAGGTCCTGCGTGAAACGATTGAAGGATTAAGTGCTTCTCTTCTATGTCTTCTAAAAGCTCAACTATTTGTTTATAGGATTTCATCGGTACTGATTTACGTCAGGCGCTTTGTCTTTGCGACTGTTGTCTTGTTCATAGGATAAGAATGTAAAAGCCGATTCTATTTCTATCTCGGTTGCCGCCTCTATATGCAAAGGATTTCCACCCGCAAGAAAATGGATAGTGGAATACCATCCCCACTTCTCAGCTATCAGATTACCTTCTCCCCCTCCGCTAAAGAGTTGGCTAAATCTTTTGTTAATATCACGCCGATAGACAAAAAAAAATTGATAGCTCCCATTACTACGTCCATCTTCAAGTCATCCCAGTACGTGGGGTCACCGTCACCTTTGTAGGATTCTATCGTGTAGAAATCGCCCGATTCGTTTTTGATAGGTCGGTAAAGAATGCTGATAATATAACCCAGGTTATCAAACAAACCTTGTGAGCAATACGTTTCTAAATCTGCAAACTCGCCTACCGTTAACTTCGATAGGTTCGGGTGAAAACCATACCGCTTTCCCTTGTAATCCAATTTCGTTAGTAGCTTCTCATCTTGTCCATCCGCGTCGTTTATGCGGTTTATAATGGTGCTGATGCGTTCCATTTCAGGAATCGTGAGTTGGTTGGTTTCTTCTTTGGAAAGATTGCACATAATACAAATCGCCTCCACTATCCACTCGGTAGATTTCTCATCGAGTTTTAAATCGGCTAAAAGTTTGTACTGCTTGACGGTTATGTCTGCAAGTGAATCGGGTACGGTTATTTTCATGTGATAAAGTATTTGCCTGAATAGGGTGTGCCGATGCGGTTGATACATACGTACCTGACTGCATCGATTATGTGGTTGTTATTGTCAATGGGTTTATTTAGCTGCGTTCCGTTACGGTCAACTTCCCATCGGTAATTGCGGAACTCCTTTTGTGCGTTCAAAGAATCCTTTAATACAAATAGCTTGTGACGTTTCATTATGTCAATCCCCAACCGAATTGAATCGGGTCCTTTCTTAGATGGCTTAACGTTATGTCCTAAGCGGTGTAGTTCTTCGATAGATTTGGGTTCGGCACTATCGCAGATAATGGGCGTTCTATCCAATCGCAATTCGTCTAACTCCCTACTAATATCTTGGTTCGTTAATCCCGTCTTGTAAAGGTGTTCTTGAATGTATAAAGAATAGTCCTCGCGCCATACCGAAACGATAGCGGTTGGATCATTCGTGAACCCCCAGTCACATCCGTATGCTACAAGCTTGGCACGTTCAGGGATAGCGTCAGCGACTTGCCATTGTGGGAATATAGCCGATACGTTAACCCCTCGTTCCCCAAGTCCATATATGCGCCAAAAGTTTTCGTCCGTTTCTTTAAAGCGTTCTATCTCGTCTATAACGGATTGCTCTAAGAAAGGGTTGTCTAAGTATGTGGTTTGAAAGAAGTCGCAGTCTTCGCGCTCTAAGACTGTTTCATAAATCCAATGGTGTTCGTCAGAAGGGTTGTAATCGATTATTATACTTGGACCGTTTTCTACTCCCGTTGTTCTTAGTAGTAATTGCCTCCAGTCTTCGAGGCTGATTTCGTTACACTCGTTTACATACAAAAGATTTCTTTTACGGCCTCTTAATTTTTGGGGCTGGTCGACTGAAATAAACTCAATCAGGTTTCCAAATAGGTTATAGGTAGCGTTACTTTTATTGTGGTGTTCTTCGTAGTAGTTCCCCCCTTCGGTAAGTATCTGCATAAAGTCGCGCATAACCGATGAACGTAAAGCGGGGAAGGTTTTACGTACTATCGTGATAACAATACCCGCACCCCTATTCCTAAAGCAAAGCTGAATTAATACCTGGCAAATTGAGTAGGTCTTACCGCTACGACTTCCCCCTTGGTGTACTTGAATCTTCGCTTTAGACTTCTTAGCTTGGTAGTATGTCGTTGGTTGCATCATTTAACTAACTCAATGAAATCTTCTACACAAGTGACACCAATCCACTTACCATCCTTTTGATACTTCTTTGCCTTTGGGTAATACGTTACCCCGTTGACTTTAAAAACTCCCGTAGTTGGTTCGTAGAACTCAACCCCGCTTTCGTTAAATAACTTGCGAAGTTTCTTTCTCTTTTTAGAGTCCTTACGTTTCTTAGTTTTCGTCATCGAACCACTTGAACGGCTTCGGTTCGTTAATCTCTATTTGTTGTTTCTCTACATACCCCCTCCCTTTTCCTTTATTCTTCAAATAGAATTGACTTGCTTTTATCTGAATCTTCTCGTCTTTACTCCGCATTAGATTGTGGTGGATTTCTTCTGCCACGTCTAAGTTTTCTTCTACGATGTCGTTCAGTTGGTCTAAGTCTTTCTCTGCTCGTTCCTTTACCGCTTGTCTTGAGTAGGTGATATTGTGCTTTAATTCTAACGCCCTTGCCGTCCTTGAATAGAGTGCTTTATTCTTTCTAAGTTCACTCCAAAACTCTAAATCGGAAACTTTCATTCTGTCAAGTTTTGTCAAGTTTAGTGCGCTTGGGTTATTACTTCAAATTCGTTTTCTTCAAGGTGTGCTTTCTTACCCGTAAAGTCCTCCCATCGCTTTACTATTACATCGCAGTATTTCGGGTCTAATTCCATTCCGTAACATTTGCGGTTTGTTTTCTCTGCTGCGATTAGTGTTGAGCCACTCCCCAAGAATGGTTCTACTACTATTGCGCTTTCGGGTGCGCTTGACTTCATTACTCGCTCCATCATTTGGACGGGTTTGGGGGTTGCGTGTCCGTGCCTTTGTTCTCCTTTGACCCTATCAAATCTCCAAACATCTCTCATTTTATCGTGTCCACTATTAAAATACGCCCTTGTAGAGTAAAATTCTTTTTTTAAGACTTCGTATTCTTTTTTTAAGACTTCGTATTCTTTTGCAAAGGCTTCGTATTCTTTTGCAAAGGCTTTGTTTTCAGCAGCTTTTTTTATTGCGTTGTAGTGTTCTTCTGTTGGAAATGCCCATTGACTTTTTGTCCAGTAGTGAGTGTGAGAAGTGTTAGTTGTTTCTTTTATTTTTTTGTTTGATAATCCACTTTTTTCTTTTTCACTTACAAGCCAAGAACGTATGCTTTCAAACCCTTCCCAGTAGTTATCCGCGTTATTATTAAAACCTTGTTCGCCCATCATAAAGAATAAACAATGTTCTCCCATAGTAGCGTATTGTCTAAGGTTTGACATCCCGTCCTTTCCCCAGCTCACACCTTCTTGCTCCCATAAAATATCATTTCGAAAAGTTAATCTTTCTGAATCTTCAAGTCCTCCACGATACCACAACCGCCATAGGTCGGGAGCGTTGCCCCAAATATAAGCTGATGCGTTATCTTCTGCGTATGGTCTAAACGCTTTCCACCACGCCATTTGAAACGCGTCTAATTTCTCACGATAAAGGTTGTCATTTAAAACCCCGTCTTTTTCTTTACCCATTCCGTAGGGTGGGTCTGCGTGTATTAGCGTAGCCTTCTCCCCATCCATAAGAATCTCTACCGCTTCTTTGCTCGTAGAATCCCCACACATAACACGGTGTTCTCCAAGTAGCCAAACATCGCCCAGTTTGGTTATCGGTTCTTGTGGTGCTTCGGGTACATCGTCTTCGTCGGTTAGTCCTTTGACATCTTCCACCTCGGTATCCCATACCGCCACACCCCATTCGGTAAGCGGTAACGTATCCCATTCGTTCGCTAACATGTCGTAGTTCCACGATCCGTAGTGCGTGTTGTCTTTAATCATAAACTCGTCGCGCTTCGCTTGTGACCATTCCGAAACGTCCAAAACGTGAAGCTCACGGTATCCCAAATCTTTATATGCCAGTAAGCGCATATTCCCTGCGATGGCATATCCGTCAGCTACCACCAAAGGTTTAACCGATTGCATTTCGGGAAAGTCCGTTATGCTTTGCTTTAGACTTTCAAAGGCTTCCTTCGTTATAGAACGTGGGTTGCTTGGGTCTAACTTTATGGTTTCAATCTGAACCTTTTGCGTCTTCATCTTTTTGGTTTTTAATGGCACGTAAAACTTCTTCGAGATAGTTAGCGAAGTCTTTATTGGCTACCGCTAAATCCCCTATGATATTCAAAGAAGCGTTATCTTTATAGTCCACGAATATCTTGTCGCGGGATACGGAAAACAGCACGTAGTCTTGTCCTTCGTTTAAGTGTTGCCTTGCTTGGCGGATGTCTTTTGTTTTACTCATCATTCCACGTATTTATCTAATTCGTCTAAATATAAATCCTTTGCTACTGTATACTTATCTATCGCTTCCGCTACCTGCATTGTGGCGCGGTCTAATTCTTTCCTAAGTCTTTCTAATTTATTCATAGCCTTGAAAATTCTTCCCACGTATGACGAAAATTTGCATCGTATTCGTGAAGGGTTTTAAACTTTTTTTTGTGGTAAACGATAGTCGAGTGGTCAAGGTTTAATTCTTCCCCTACCGATACCGTCGTGAATCCATGTAGAAGTAGATGCCTTGAAACACACCTTCGCGCATCCACTAACCCTGGCTTTCTATTCTTAGACATTACTTCTTCCCAAGTGAATCCGAGTTTCTCTACCGATTCTTTGCAGTACATTAACGCTTTTACCTTTGGGGATTTGATTTGGATTTCAGGGGTTTCATTTTCCAACACCCAGTCAATTAAATTATTCATCGCAACTTGATTCGTATATTTTCAAAAGTTCAATATACATATTTTTATTGCATGAAGCACACGTAGTTCTTTGTTTCTTCTTGCTCAATAATTCTTCGTACAATTTATAGAACGCATCCCCAACGTGTCGCGTTAGGTTCTGCGACTT